AAGCCTTTGACAAAGGGGGTTCCAACAAGAACGGAGTTCGTGTAGAGTCAGCGTCAAAGAACAGATCGTTTGCCAGGGATTCCAGTCGCAATTTGGTTTCGGAAACAAGCACCAAAGAGCGCAAGAAGAAGTAAATGAGGGTGCTGGGGTAGAGCCTGAGATCAGCGCAGGGTAGAACAAAAAACTTTGAAAGACCGCTTTCAGAGGGATAAGTCATCGGAGAAACATTTGGAAGTCATTGAAAACAGGGCACTCCTGCTAAAAGTGCGAGACGGATTACGTATCACCAGCGTGATTCCTAAGAGCAAGATATTGAAAGAGCACCCCGACTACCACGAGGTCTTGGTGCACTGGGGCTTGGAAGAGGTACGTGTGCTGCGTAACCTCAAGATTCGGGATGTACCATCCCCGATCGAGTCCAGGTATGACTGGAAGGGGGTCTACAAACCCTTTGACCATCAAAAGACAACCTCATCTTTTCTGACACTGCACCGCAAAGCGTTTTGCTTTAACGAGCAAGGCACAGGCAAGACAGGCTCAGTCATATGGTCGGCGGACTATCTCATGTCCGTAGGCTTGATCCGCAGGGTGTTGGTGATATGCCCCCTCTCCATCATGGACTCGGCATGGCGCTCAGACTTGTTCAAGTTTGCTATGCACCGCACAACCGACATTGCCCACGGGGCCAGGGCGAAGCGACAAGAGATCATCCATGGGGGTGCCGAGTTTGTGGTCATCAACTTTGATGGCGTGGAGATCGTGGCAGATGACATAGCCAAAGCTGGGTTTGACTTGATCGTTGTCGATGAAGCCAATGCCTACAAAAACACACAGACAAAACGCTGGAAGATGCTCAACAATTTAATACGTCCTGAGACATGGTTGTGGATGCTCACAGGTACACCAGCATCGCAGTCTCCCGTGGACGCTTATGGTCTGGCCAAGCTTGTTAGCCCCGACAGGGTGCCTAAATACATGGGTGCGTTCCGTGACTCCGTGATGCACAAGGTCAGCGCGTTTCGCTGGATACCCAAGCCCAACTCAGAAGTCACAGTGCACACAGCGTTGCAGCCTGCGATCCGCTTCACCAAGGAGCAGTGCCTAGACCTGCCAGAGATGACCTACGTCACTCGCGATGTACCGCTCACGCCCCAGCAACAAAAATACTACGACCTCATGCGCAAAGAGATGTTGATCAACGCTGGTGGGGAGCAGGTTACTACCGTCAACGCAGCGGTCAACCTCAATAAGTTGCTGCAACTCTCGGGCGGGGCAGTCTACTCCGACACAGGCGAGATCGTTGAGTTTGATGCAAGCAACAGGCTGAGTGTGTTGCGTGAAGTAGTTGAGGAGTCGAGCCACAAGATACTGGTGTTTGTGCCGTTCAGACATGCGATCGACATCGTTGCAGCAGAGCTCGGCAAAGACTACACAGTAGCAGTCATCCACGGCGGTGTAACTGCCAACAAGCGCACAGATATCTTTAACCGATTTCAGACAGAGAAAAACCCACGAGTCTTGGTGGTCCAGCCCCAAGCAGCCTCACACGGGGTCACCCTCCATGCGGCCAACACCATCGTGTATTGGAGCCCTGTCATGTCGGTTGAGACCTATCTGCAAGCCAACGCCCGTGTCCACCGGGCAGGGCAGAAGAACCCAAGCACTGTATTTCACCTCCAGGGCAGTCCAGTAGAACGCAAGCTTTACAAAATGCTCCAAGACAAGATCGACATCCACTCAAAAATGACCGATCTATACGGGGAACTACTAAGTTAAAAAGAACTTGACAATGTCAAGTATGGGTATAAAATCCATCCCATAACAGGAGAGAACCATGGAAGCAACTACAGCAAACCTGATCCAGGCGTACATCAATATACGTGATGCGATCGAATTAAAACGCAAGGCGCAAGCCGAAGAACTAAAGGGACTTGAAGACACACTTCAAGTGGTGGAAGACGAACTGCTTGTTCGTTGCAAGGAGGGAAATATTTCCGTCCCCGGTGTAGGTCGCGTACACCGCCGCATTACCCAGAACTATTGGACGAATGATTGGAATTCGTTCTACAAAATCGTCAAGGAGCATGATGCATTTCACTTGCTGCATCAACGCATCGCTAACAAAGCGATGAAAACTTTCCTTGAAGATAATCCCGATCTCACCCCTCCGGGTTTGAACGTGGATAGCAAGTATGCGATAACTGTGACCCGTGCTTAATTTTTAACCAGGAGAAAAATATGAGCGACATTGCTTTGTTTGAAGGTGGTATTCCGGCGCACCTTAAAAATGCCGAGTTGGACGAAGCTACAAAAGCTTTGATGGGTGTACAACCGGGCGCTAAGCAGTCTGGTGGTAAGCGCATATCCATTGAGAGTGGTGTGTGGCGCATGATCATTGACGGTAAAGAAATTGCCAAGAATGAAGCGCGTGCCATGAACGTGATCATCGTAGCTGCGGCTCCCAAAGACTCGCGCAAGTTCTACGCGGAAGCTTACGTAAAAGGTCAACCTGCTAAAGCCCCTGAGTGCTGGAGTTTGCTGGGTGACGTACCTGATCCTCGCGCTAAAGCCCCCCAAGCCAACCGTTGCTTGGAGTGCCCCCAGAACATAAAAGGTTCTTCAGGCAGGGGTGACAGCCGTGCTTGCAAATACGAGCGTCGGATTGCTGTGGTGTTGGATAAAGACCAGCGTGGTGAAGTTTTCCAGGTGGTGTTGCCCGCAACCAGTTTGTGGGGCGCTGAGAACGGCAAGCTGGGTATCAAGCCCTACGCTGAATTCTTAGGTAGCCATGGCTTGAACATCACGCAAGTGGTAACTGAGATGCGGTTTGATACCGATGCCACTGGCCAGAAAATAGACTTCAAGGCCATGCGCCCTCTGGAGCCAGAAGAGATCAGCCTTATCCAAGGTTTGGCCAAGCACCCTGATGCGTTGCGTGCGATTGGCAGCACTGTTGCGGAGTTGGATGGGGTCAAACTAGCCCCACTCTTTCCTGCAAAGGAGCTTGTTTCCGCCCCAGACGAGCCGGAAATAGTGGAGATCAAAGAGCCGACCAAGCGTGAGAAGCCTACCGCATCAGCGCCCAAAGATGTAGCAAGCATCCTGGACGACTGGGCTACAAAATAAAAATCGGGGGGAAAGCGGATGCTGTGCGGGTGTCAGGTCACGGTGCAACTCCGTCCCGTTTAGCTATCACAGACGCAGCGAGTACCCCCACCTACAACGGGCTACAACATGTACGGATATACCCTCGCACTGGTCGAGGCAAACAAACTCGCCCCACGACATAAGTTGGGCGTTAAATTGGGCAGGGTCTGTATAGCGGCAGGCATACCTGTTACCCAAGTTGCTGAGTACTTTCAGGTTTCTAGAACCGCTGTCTATGACTGGTTCTGTGGGCGCAGCAACCCTAGTTGGCGAATGGAACCGCTGATCGAAGAATACATAAAAAAGCTGGCGTAAGCCGTCCAAAAACCGCTAATTAGAAATGTGAGCGTATGACCTCAAGGAATCTCTTCCTCTCTACGGTGCTGGCTACAGAAGGCTTGTACTGTGTAGTAGGGCTAAAAAAGGGAACCCCAAGGCAGCACTTTGTAGGCACAGTTGATGAGGTCAATGATCTTGTCAGCAATCTTATCGAACAGGGATTTGACGCATATTTCGGATGCGCAAAGTTTGAGACAGATGATGGGCGCACCACAAAGAATGCCAAATGGTTCAAGTCGTTTTGGTTGGACCTGGATTGCGGGGAAAGCAAGCCGTATGAAACCCAGGCTACAGCGTTAGAAGCGCTTAAAGAGTTTTGCAAAGGCACGGGACTACCCAAACCCACGATCGTAAATTCAGGGCGTGGCATCCATGCATACTGGGCGTTGACGGAAACGATTTCGTACAACGATTGGAAACCCACCGCAGAGTCTTTGAAAAAGCTTTGTGCGGAAAACAACCTGCATGCTGACCCGTCAGTAACAGCAGATGCCGCACGGATATTGCGGGTGCCTGACACGCTCAACTTTAAGAACCAAGAGTCGCCCTATCCCGTGGTGTTGATGGCAACCTCGACATCTATGGGGTTTGCAGACTTCAAAGACAAAGTTGGCGTGGACATGATGGCCGCACTGGCAGCGTCCCCCAAGCGGGAGTTGGACGAGACCACACGGGCGCTGTTGGGTAATCGGGTGTCAAAGTTTGCCAACATCATGATCAAAGCCAAGGAAGGAAAAGGATGTGCGCAGCTTAGTCATATTTACCTCAACCAAGAAACAATCGAAGAGCCGTTGTGGAGATCAGGTCTTTCTATCGCTCAGTTCTGTGAAGATCGTGACACGGCCATACACCGTCTTTCAAGTAAGCATCCCGGCTACAGCGCCCAGACAACAGAGGAAAAAGCTGCTGGCGTTAAGGGGCCACACACATGCGTCACGTTTGAAAAGATTCACCCTGCGGCCTGTGCCGAGTGTTTACACAAAGGGAAGATCACATCCCCTATTCAGTTGGGCACCGAGATCGCCAAGGCAACTGCTGCGGATAATATTGTCGTTATTAAAAATGAAACCTTGGGTCAGGAGGTCACGGTTGAGATACCTGAATACCCCTTCCCATATTTCAGAGGTCGCCGGGGTGGGGTGTACCGCAAGGCAAACAAATCTGATGCCCAAGAGGGCTCTGAGGAACCCGCAGAAGATATCCTTGTCTACGAACATGACCTCTATGTGGTCAAGCGTTTAGAAGACCCGGAACTGGGGGAGATGGTTTGGATGCGCCTGCATATGCCACGAGATGGCATCCGGGAGTTTTCGATCCCTTTAGGTAGCGTCTTAGCAAAAGACAAACTGCGTGATGTCATTGCCTCCAAGGGTGTGGCCGCGCTGAGCAAACAAATGGACAACATCATGGCATATATAACCCGTTGGGTGAAGGAGTTGCAAGTTATGACAAACGCTGAAAAATCCAGACTTCAATTTGGCTGGACAGAGACAAACACTTTTGTGGTGGGAGACCGCGAGATCAAAGTCGGTGAGGTGGTCTACAGCCCCCCATCGTCTTCTACAGTTAATCTGGCCCCCGCCTATACCAAGCGCGGCTCACTGGAAAACTGGAGGCGCATCGCTAACTGGTACGCACGCCCAGGTATGGAGGCAAGGGCTTTTAATCTGTTTGCGGGGTTCGGTGTCCCACTGCTTAAATTCACAAACCTTAAGGGCGTGCAGATCCATTTGACGGATGACGGGTCAGGCACAGGCAAGACAACAATTCAGATGATGATCAATAGCATCTATGGCCACCCCTCCGAGACCATGATGCTGGAGCAAGACACCTTCAAATCCAAGATGCACCGCATGGGCACGATCCAGAATATGCCCGCCACGATCGATGAGATCACCAACATGTCCAATGACGACATCAGCAATCTAGCTTACATCGGCACCCAAGGCCGGGGACGTAACCGCATGATGTCGCAGACCAATTCTGAGCGGCTCAACAACACCTCCTGGGCTTTGATCCTGTGGACTTCAGGTAACCGCAGTGTGCACGATGTGCTGTATAGCATGAAGACCTTCCCAGAAGGCGAGTTGATGCGTGTGGTGGAGATCAATATCCCTCGGGACACCAGCATGACCAAAGAGGAAACGGACGAGCTATACAACCTGATGTTTGAGAACTACGGCGTGGCGGGTGAGGTGTATATACAGTATGTGGTGGCGCACCTCGATGCCATCAAAGACAAGATCAAAGAAGTCCAAGCTAGGTTTGATACCGATGCAGGGCTGACCCAGCGGGAGCGCTTTTACTCTGCACTGGCAGCAGTGGCTATCGTGGGTGGCTTGATTGCCCGTAAGCTCGGGCTGCATGACATTGAGACCGGGCCAGTGTACAAGTGGGCGATCAACTACTTCTCGCAGACCCGCATTAGCATCAAACCCAACAACAGTAATCCATTGGATCAGATCGGTAGCTACCTCAACGAGTTCAACCAAAGCCTGCTGGTCATCAACAGCGAGATCGATAGCCGCACAAACATGAGTTCATCCCCGCTCCAGACTCCGCACAGGGAACTGCTGGTGCGTTACGAGCCAGATACCAAACTGCTGTTCATCACCACGAAGCACTTCCGGGACTGGTGTACCAAGCATCAGGCTTCATACAAGACCATCAGCGATGCGTTGGAGAAGGACGGTGTGGCGCAGTTGGGGGTTAAAAAGCGGCTGGCACGAGGCACAAAGCTCAACACCCCTGCGGTCAATACGATGGTGATCGACACCCAGAAGATTGAGGGTTTTGATATGGAGGAGTTTATGAAAGATGGGAACCCGCAGTGAAGTTGGTAGCGCAACCAAGTAGGAGACAGACATGCTAAAGGCTGATGGTTTTGACGAGGCGATCATAGGACAGGCTTGCATATGGCGTGACAAGGGTATGCATGATGTCCTCGTCTATGACGCTGAAAGGATGCGCAACATCTTAATGAAGCGTGACGGCATGGGCGCAGAGGAGGCGAGGGAGTACATCGAGTACAACGTAGAGGGTGCGTACATGGGGGTGTCTACGCCTATCTGTGTTTGGACTGAAGACTACCTTCCCGACGAATATGGAAATTCTCAATGAAGGCGTAGGGGTCCATATCGAGTGGCATCTGCTCACCCCAGGTGCCTCCTTCTTTATCCCTGCCATTCAAACTACGCAGTTGGCCAGGGCGGTGCGCAAAGCTGCGGCAATAAAAGGTATTAAATTAATACACAAAGTGTGTGTAGATAAGGGTTTCTATGGCGTCAGATTTTGGAGAATCCAGCCGGATATGGTACATTCCGCACCGACATATGTGTAGTTGCGTATGTTTCTCCTGACTGTGATGTCATTTGCGCCCCGTTCCCTCGGGGCGCTTTTTTCATCTCTCTATACCCGCACGCTCCATGATTTGGTAGCCACGCTGGGCCT